TCTCAACCTTCTACTAATACTAAATAAACAATAAGTCATGGAAAATAATATTAATCCGGTTAATCCGGAAGCGGAAGTTGTTAACATTGTAACTGCTATTGCAGACAATGAAAGGTCAAAAGCAATTGATGCTATTCAAGATTTGCTATATGCAAAAGCATCAGAAACTTTATCAACATACAAACAAAGTGTTGCCAAGACTTACTTTGACGAACCAGTAGAGACGGAAACTAATGAAACTGATAACGGAACAGATTGAAGATGTACGTGTTATCACCGAAGGAATTGGTGATGATAAAAAATTATACATTGAAGGTGTTTTTCTTCAGTCAGAACTGAAGAATAGGAACGGTCGTGTTTATCCATTTCAAGTTTTAGAACGTGAAGTCGGACGTTATAACGAAGAGTATGTTAAAACTAATCGTGCTCTTGGTGAGTTGGGTCATCCTGATGGTCCAACTGTCAACCTTGATAGAGTTTCCCACAGAATTACTTCGCTTAGAGCAGAAGGTAATAACTTTATGGGAAAAGCGCAAATCTTAGATACTCCTATGGGGAAGATTGCTAAATCTCTCTTGGGTGAAGGTGTACAACTTGGTGTATCTTCACGCGGAATGGGAAGTATTGATAAGCGTGAAAGTACCGCGTATGTCATGGATGACTTTATGCTTGCTACAGCTGCCGATATCGTGGCAGATCCTTCTGCACCAGATGCTTTTGTCAATGGTATCATGGAAGGCAAGGAGTGGGTTTGGGATAATGGAATTCTTAAGGAGTCCCAGGTTGCTAAATATCAACGTCACATAGGCGAATCTACTCGCCAAAACCTAGAGGAGAGAACGCTTCAAGTGTTCCAAAACTTCCTCGCAGGTTTATAATTAATAAATAAACTATAGATAATCATAAGATTTACGGAAGGACTCAAAATGTCAGACATGTTAAACGAAAAGTTTGAGGAGTTTCTGAGCGGTCAGCAAGTCGTTATGGAAGCCGGGGCAGATCCTATGCCTCGTGTAACTGCTTCAGTAATTCCTGGTACAGGCTCAGACCCCTCAGCAATTTCGGGTGATCCTCAACAAAACGGCAGTGGTAAAGATCCAATGCCTACAGTACCTACATCAGTTGCACCTAATCAGTCACAAACTGATCTTGGTGGTTCGCAGTCTGAACCACTTCATTCTAATAAAGAAGAAGGCGAAGAAAATCCTGGTGCTAAAGCAGCAGCACCCGTCTCACAAGACGGTAGTGTTACTTCACCATCAGGTAAACCTGGTGATGAAGCAGGTGCCAATACACTTGGCGCGGAAATTGCTTATGGAACTAAGAAAGGTCCAAACGTATCTTATCCTATCAAACCAGCATTTGAAGAGCTGGATATGTCATCAGACATTAGTGCCCTCTTAGAAGGCACAGAACTCTCGGAAGAGTTCGCTGAGAAAGCAAAAACTATTTTTGAAGCTGCTGTCAAAGCGAAAATTTCTGAAGAGTATGACAAGCTTGTAGAGCATTTCGGTAAAGAATTAGAGAAGCAAGTAGAATCTGCTAATGCAGAACTCTCTGAGGAAGTTAACGGAACTGTAAACTACGCAGTCACACAATGGCTAGAAGAAAATCAAGTAGCTGTTGATCGTGGCATCAAAAATGAGATCACTGAAGACTTCATCGCAGGTCTCAAAGGTCTCTTTGAAGAACACTATATCGCTATCCCCGACGACAAGGTTGACGTGGTAGAAGGTATGGCTGAATCTATTCGTGAAATGGAAGAGCGCCTAGACGAACAGGTCAAGGCAAATGTGAAACTACAGAATCGTCTTAACGAGTCTGCCAAACTCAATGTTCTGTCCAATGTGTCAGAAGGACTTGCAGATACTCAAAAAGAAAAACTCGCAGCACTTGCTGAGGGTCTAGAGTATGTAACTGAAGAAGATTTCTCTAAGAAAGTTAAAACTATCAAAGAGTCATACTTCAAGAATTCAGTTTCTACTCCCACAGCAGAAGTTGCTGATGAAACTCCAGTTGAAGGAGTAGGCGTAGAGGTAACACCAGCAATGGCACAATACCTTACTGCCCTCAATCGCTGGAAGTGATTATTATAAAACCTATTTTTTAATTCGGAGCTAAAAATGTTTAATGCACAAGCTCTAACCGAAAAGTGGGCACCTGTTCTAGGTCATGAAGGCTCTTCAGCCATCACTGACAACTATAGAAAGAGTGTTACCGCTGTTCTGTTAGAAAACCAAGAAAGATTCATGCGCGAAGAGCGCGGTATGCTTAACGAAGCTGGTGGATCAGCAGGTAATTCTGCTGGTGCTATCGGTGGTAACGCACTATCTGGTTCAGGTCTATCCACCCAAACTGGTGGTCTTGCTGGATTTGATCCTGTAATGATCAGCCTCATCCGTCGTGCAATGCCTAACCTCATTGCCTATGACATTTGTGGCGTTCAACCCATGTCTGGTCCTACCGGACTAATCTTCGCAATGAAGAGTCAGTATGAAGGTCGTGACGGTGTTGAAGCACTGTACAACGAACCCGACAGCGACTTCTCTGCAGGATACGATGCAACCGCAAACGCATACGACACCGCTAACCCCGTTGCAGGCAGCAACCCCGGTCTTCTTAACGATTCAGGTACTTATGACCGTGGCGTTAAGCCCATGGCACGTGAGGACGCTGAGGCACTAGGAGAAAGCGGAAAACTATTCCGCGAGATGTCATTCAGCATTGAGAAGACTTCTGTGACTGCACAGTCCAGAGCTCTCAAAGCAGAATACACCTTGGAATTGGCACAAGACCTTAAGGCAATCCACGGTCTTGATGCAGAGCAGGAACTTGCTAACATCTTGTCTAGTGAGATCCTTGCTGAGATCAACCGTGAAGTTGTTCGTACTGTGTACACCATCGCTAAGCCTGGTGCTCAGAACAACACTGCCAATGCTGGTCGTTTTGACCTAGACGTTGACTCCAACGGCAGATGGTCAGTTGAAAAATTCAAGGGACTTATGTTCCAAATTGAGCGCGATGCCAACGCAATCGCACAAGAGACTCGTAGAGGAAAGGGCAACTTCATCATCACTTCTGCTGATGTTGCTTCTGCTCTCGCGATGTCTGGTACTCTAGACTACACCTCAGGTCTAACTGGTGCTGGTGGTCCTTCCATCGGTGAAGTTGATGACACCGGTAACCTTCTAGTTGGAACCATGAACGGTCGCATTAAGGTCTTCGTTGATCCTTACTCTGCTAACGTTTCTAACTCCCACTACTACGTAGTTGGTTATAAGGGTACTTCCCCTTATGATTCGGGTCTGTTCTACTGCCCATACGTACCCCTCCAGATGGTCCGCTCAATCGGTCCTGACACCTTCCAGCCCAAGATTGGATTTAAGACCCGCTACGGCATGGTCGCTAACCCATTCGTCACCCAGGCTAACGGTACACCTGATGCTGAAGCACTTACCGCTTCACGTAACCAGTACTACCGTCGTGTATTGGTTCAGAACCTCATGTGATATCGTTACGATATCAACACAGGGACCCTGCGGGGTCCCTTTTTTTATGCTTAAATAGAAGTAGTATCGTTTAATTATTATGCCTCGTGGTAGCTTACATAAAACAGATATGCTTGCAAAGGTATATAAATTAAAAACAGATCTGTACAATAAAGAAACGAATTCTGGTATGACAGGTCAATGGTATGACGGTGCTCATGATTCCCTAGATAAGATATTAGATATCATAAACGAATATAGTCAATGAATCAATCATTAGTATTATTATTATGTTTGTCTCCACTAGCAACAATCTTTATTATAATGAAATTTGTTGTTTGGATGTCCGCTGTAAACACTGAATCGGATTATGTCAGAAAAGAACCTTCACGAAAACGAGGACCATTCTTGGACAATCCATATGCAGACGTTGATGAAAAGGAAGAAGAATTTGGAGATCGCACAGATTATCAATGAAGCGATTAATGAATACTATTCGCTTCGTGGTTTACCAGTTCCCGAATGGAGACAGAAAAGAGATCCGGATTGGTGGACAGAATATTTAATTAGTTTAGGTCTTGAT